AAGGGAAAGTGTATTGAAGATAATAAACTTAGTTTAAGATTTGCTAATGGGTCTCAAATTAAAGCTGTTTCCAGTTCAGTAGATGCTGGTAGATCAGAAGCACTATCATTATTAATATTAGATGAAGCTGCTTTTATTGATAAAGTAGAAGAAATATGGACAGCATCTCAACAAACATTAGCTACTGGTGGTGCAGCAGTTATTTTATCTACTCCTAACGGCGTAGGAAATTTCTTTCATAAGACTTGGATAGACGCAGAAGCCGGAATAAACGGATTTAACACAATAAAATTGCATTGGTCTATACATCCAGATAGAGAACAAGACTGGAGAGACGAACAAGATACTATTTTAGGAGAAAAGATGGCAGCTCAGGAATGTGATACTGATTTTATTACTTCTGGTAATACTGTAGTAGATCCAGTGACATTACAATTTTATGAGCAAACTCATATCAAAAAACCATTAGAAAAGAAGGGATTTGATGGAAACTTATGGGTATGGGATTATCCAAACTATACAAAAGATTATATAGTATCAGCAGATGTAGCTAGAGGAGACGCTTCAGATTGGTCAGCATTTCATATATTAGATGTTGAAACATTAGAACAAGTTGCAGAGTATAGAGGAAAAATAGGAACAAAGGATTTTGGAAATATGTGTGTAAATATTGCAACCGAATATAATGATGCTCTTTTAGTAATTGAGAATACAAATATTGGATGGGCAGCAATACAACCTGCAATAGATAGACAATATAAAAATTTATTTTATTCTACTAAAGATTTAACTGTAGTTGATACTGAAGTTCAGTTGAGAAAAGGGTTTGACTTAAAAGCTAAAGAAAAATTAGTACCAGGATTTACTACATCAGCAAAAACAAGACCATTAATTATATCTAAACTAGATACTTATTTTAGAGAGAAGTCAGTATTGGTTAGATCAAAGAGACTAATAGATGAACTATTTGTATTTATTTGGAATGGTCAACGGGCTGAAGCCCAAAGAGGATACAATGACGATTTAGTAATGGCATATTGTATTGGTTTATGGGTAAGAGATACGGCGTTTAGACTTAGACAAGAAGGAATGGCCTTGCAAAGAAAAGCATTATCTTCATTTACAACTGGACATAATAGTTCAGCGTATAGTAATCCTGAAGAAGAAGATGCTTGGAAGTGGGATGTCCAAGGTGAACAAGAAAGCCTAGAATGGCTAATTAAATAAAAGAGGTAAAAAAATGGCAGACAAATCATTATTTGCTAGATTAAACAGATTGTTTTCAACCAATATAATAGTAAGAAATATTGGTGGAAGGCGACTTAAAGTTGCTGATACAAGTAGAATTCAGTCTTCTGGCAATTTAGCATCAAACTATATGGTAGATAGGTGGGCAAAACTGCACAAAGGTTCTGGATATGGGTCGGGTGCCCAACAAACAAATTACACTGTTGCTAGAAGGGTTTTATTTGATGATTACGAAGGTATGGATCAAGATCCAATTCTTTCTTCAGCATTAGATATTTATGCCGATGAGTGTACTGTAAGAAACGAATTTGGAAATATACTAGAAGTTAATAGTACTAATGACAATATTCGAGAAGTTTTGAATAATCTTTTTTATGATGTATTAAATGTTGATTTTAATTTATGGCCATGGATAAGAAATTTGGTAAAATATGGCGATCACTTTATGAAATTAGATATTTCTGAAAAGTATGGGATAGTAAATGTTAATCCTATTTCGGCATATGAAATGGAAAGAATAGAAGAATTTGATACAGACGTACAACGTCCAGTTATGTTTTATCATGAAGGAGAAGGGCAAAGACACGAATATGAGAATTATGAAATTGCTCACTTCAGATTATTAAGTGATACAAATTTTTTACCCTATGGTAAATCTATGGTAGAAGCTGCTAGAAAAATATGGAAGCAGCTTGTATTAATGGAAGATGCGATGTTAATTCATCGTATTATGAGAGCTCCGGAGAAAAGGGTTTTTAAAATAGATATTGGTAATATACCACCAGCTGAAGTTGATAATTATATGAATTCATTAATAAGTAAGATGAAGAAGACTCCGTTTGTTAATTCAGCTACTGGTGATTATAATTTAAAATATAATATGCAGAACATGTTAGAGGATTTCTATTTACCAGTACGTGGAGGAGATAGTGGTACAGAAATAGATAATTTAGCAGGATTAGAAAATAATTCTATAGACGATATAGAATATTTAAAGAATAAAATGTTGGCTGCTTTGAAAATTCCTAAAGCCTTTTTAGGATATGAAGAGGGAGTTGAAGGAAAGTCAACATTAGCCGCAGAAGATGTTAGATTCGCTCGAACAATTGAAAGAATACAAAGAATTGTTGAGTCAGAATTATATAAGATAGCAATAGTTCATTTATATGCTCAAGGATATAAAGATAATGAATTAGTTAATTTTGATCTATCTCTTACAAATCCAAGTATTGTTTATGAGCAAGAAAAAATAGAGTTGTGGAATAACAAATCTAGTTTAGCTTCTGATTTGAAAGATCTTAAAATGGTAAGTGAAGATTGGGTTTATGAAAATATTTTTAATATGTCAACAGATCAGGCAAAAAGAGAAAGAGCACACATTATTGAAGATATCAAGCTCAAATTTAGACATGATCAGATCGAAGCAGAAGGTAACGATCCTGTAACAACAGGGCAATCTTTTGGTACACCACATGATTTAGCTATGGTTGGAGCAGTCGAGCAACCAGAGCAGGGTCAAGGTGCTGGAGAAGAACCACCTGCTTATGATAGTGACAATAAAGTAAGTATATTTGCTCAAGATAATAGAGGTGCTCCAAAAGGTGGTCATCCTGGAGCGGGTCGACCAAAAGGTGGGCAAAAATATAAAACCGATAGAGGAGCTAGAGGTCGAGATCCTATCGGTGCTAAACAAAACAAGTCTATGTCTAGATCTAAAGCAATAAAGCATACATACAGGAATGGAAGTCCAATGAGAGATTGGATTTCTAAACAGAAAACTAAAGCAATTATCACAGAAACTATGAAAAATACTTTAGAAACACCATTTAACGATGAAGGGGGGCTTCTAGATGAGAAGAATCTCATATCAGACGAACCAAATGTTGAATAGTATTATATTTATATATGAGAAAAAGTACCTGTTAACTTATAGGGAGATATTTAGTAATGGCTAAACATTCGAAATACAAAAACACTGGTATACTATATGAATTATTAGTACGTCAAATTGCAACAGAAACATTAAATAATGCTGGAACTCCAAAAGCAATGAGTATTATTAAATCTCATTTTAATAAGAAAACTCAGCTTGGAAAAGAATTAGTTTTATATCAAAATTTAGTTAAAGAAAGATTTGATACTGAATCAAAAGCAAAAACCTTTGTTACAGCAGCAATTAAAGCTAGACATAAAATTAATGTAAAACAATTACATAAAGAGAAATATAGTTTAGTTAAAGAAGTTTTTTCAAAATATAATGCTTCTAATTTTTTTAAATCTAGAATTCCAAATTATAGAGTTTTAGCAGCAATTCATTGTATATTTGAGAATGCTAGTAAGACTCCAGCAGACTTTGTTAGAAATCAATATACATTGATTGAACATATTACTAGAAAAAATAGAGCTGCTGTTGGAAAAAAGAATAGGGTTTATGAAGCATATGAAAAGCAAGATAAAGATTTAAGACTGCTTTCATACAGAATGTTAGTAGATAAATTTAATTCTAAATATAATGGCTTAGATAGAAAGCAGAAAAGCTTACTCAAAGAATATATTAATAATGTTTCAGATACAAATAAGCTTAGAGAATATTTGAATAAAGAAATAGTTAGAGTTCACAAAGCATTGAAAAGAGTACTTCCTAAAGTTGAGGATAAGGTTACAAAAATTAAATTAGCAGAAGTAACTACTCAAATAGCTAGGCTATCTAAAGGATCAACAGTTAAGGATAAGCAGGTTTTAGGAATGATGAGATATTACCAATTACTTAAAGAAGTAAAGGAAACATGCAAATGCAAGGACTGTTAGAAAAAAGATTTAGATCAATTGTAAGAAAACTCGTACAGCGAGAGCTTGATGAGATAAATGTGACTGGTAATTTAGATGGTGGTTTAGGTCCACCTAAAACTCCATTTTGGGGAGCTACATCTGGATCAGAAGGAACTAAAGCTGAAGTATCTGGATATATGCAACATAAAGATTGGGAAAAACATCATGGTTAAATATGAGATGTTTAGAGAAGTAGTAATGGATGAGCTTCACGATCATATAAATCCAAATCAGTTACCAAACGCTTTTAGAGCAATGAAATTAAGAGATATTGCTTTGAATATGAAAGCTAGAGAATCTATGTTTAATGAGGCAATAGAGTCTAAAGATGTTGGAATATTAAAAAAAATAATTAGAGCTGAAATGGCTGAATTATTTTATGACTTGTTTAGAAGAAAAAGTTCTTGGGCATAGGAGTATATTATGAGTAAGAAATTATTAGTAGATTATGTACCATTTGATGTTCAACCTTCAGTAATAAAAGAAGCTGTTGCGAACAATAAAAAGGTAAAGGTTGCTGGCGTATTACAAAGAGCCAATACTAAAAACCAAAATGGTAGAATATATCCAAAAGATATTTTAGCAAGAGAAGCTAAAGAGTATAGTGAAGTGCAGGTTAAAGAGCGAAGAGCTTTGGGAGAATTAGATCATCCAGATTCTTCTGTTGTAAATTTATCTAATGTGTCTCATAATGTGACAGAAATGCATTGGGATGGTGACGATTTAGTTGGAACAGTTGAAGTGCTAAGCACGCCGTCTGGCAATATATTACAAGAGTTATTTGTAAATGGAATCAGATTAGGAATATCTTCTAGAGGCTTGGGAACAATAAATGAAACAAACAGAGGATCAGAAGTACAAGACGATTTTGAGTTAATAGCTTTTGATTTTGTTTCTAATCCTTCTACTCATGGTGCATTTATGGCTCCAATGAATGAGGGTAAAGAAGAAAGAGAGCTTGGAGATAAATGTGGTAAGTGGTGTAAAGTTGAACATACAATCATGGAAATATTAGGAGATATGTAATGATTAGACTAGCAGGTCTGGTAAATACAGGCAAACGAAAAATAAATGAAATTGGAGACGTACCAAAAAAAGCATTAGCATACGTTAAACCAATTTATGCAGCTGCCGCTAAGTCAGCAGGCTTTAAAGTTACAAAGATTTATGAATCGGGTAATTGGGTGAATGCAGAAATAGAAGTTTGGCAAGTAACAAAGCAACAAAATAGTGGTTGGGTTTTAGGAGAATGCTTTACAAAAGCAAAAGCTACTAAATTATCTAAAGCTCTTAAAGAAAATCTTGTAGACTATGATGATTATCAAGAGAACCCAGCTACAACAACGATTTCAAAAACTCATCTATATTTAAGTCCTTATGAAGCAGCTGAATTAGGTGGGGCAAAATATGATGACAACAAACTTCGGGATTTAATGGGTAAATAAAAATCAATATTCCTTATATTTATACTTAGGAGATAGAAAATGAAACTAAAAACGTTAGT